TACTTTAAGGGCGTTCTATGATGATACTGGAAACACTAAATGAATACTTCCCTCCAGCAATCGCTCTTATTATTCTCTTGGTGGGCTCTGGCTTTCTAGGACTCTTCAGGGCGCTGGCTATCAGAAAACAAGCTAACGACGATACTATAGCGTCCTTGCAGAGACAGGTTAAGGTGCTGGAACAGGAGCTGGAGGTTTACAGGAAACTACTTGATAAATAACTTTATAAAAGTTTTACAGAACAATATGATAGAGTATAAAAAGAGACCGTTCTGGTCTTATTTAACAAATGAAATACTAACTACAGAACATTCTAGTATGAAAGGAGTAAGTCATGCCAGTAGATAACCGTAAAGATAAACGGGGAGGCGCTCGTGAAGGTGCTGGGCGTCCTAAAGGTTCTAAGAATATTTGCTCTAAGGATTCTGTAAAGAAGCTTGAAGAACTCGGCTTTGACCCTATCGAGATGATGGTAAAGAAGTATAACGAGATTCAGACCATGTTACAGTCAGGGGATATCCGTGTAGGCTCTGGTGCTTATGCTCAGTTAATGGCTACACAAGGTACTCTCATTAACAACCTTATGCAGTACAGCTACAAGAAGGTTCCTGAGAAGATTGAGCAGGAGATTACAGAGAAGAAACCTCTTGCTGTTAAGCTTAGCTTTAAAGATGATACTAAAGATGCCAAAGAAAAAGAATAACCTATACGACAACATTAGGGCTAAGCGTAAACGTATTAAAGCTGGCTCTGGTGAACGTATGAAACGTCCCGGTCAAAAGGGTCGTCCAACCGCTGCTACTTTTAGGAGAGCAGCTAAAACAGCAAGAAGGAGATAACTATGCCTAAAGGAAAAGGAACTTACGGTTCTAAGGTAGGAAGACCCCCCAAGAAAAAGGGTAAGGGTAAGTAATATGGCTAAAGATCCCAGACTAACCCGTGCTGGTGTCTCTGGGTATAACAAGCCTAAGAGGACCCCCGGCCACCCTACTAAGTCTCACATTGTTGTGGCCAAGGTAGGTGATCAGATTAAGACTATACGCTTTGGTGCTCAAGGCGCTAAGACTGCAGGGAGTAATCCTAAGTCGGCTAAGATGAAGGCTAAACGTAAGGCTTACTATGCTCGCCATAACGCTCAAGATCCTAACCCGAGCAAACTCTCTGCTCGTTACTGGTCTCACAAAGTAAAATGGTAAACTGTTTATACTTTCTGCTGGCCCTCTATGTTATACACTGTTTTGTAATGGGTGTAGTAGGGGACTACACAGGAGACCCAAAGAATAGTTTTGAGGAGTATCTGATTCTGTTACAGGTAAGTATTATAGGAATGGTATTATGGAAATTACGCTTCATGAGGGACAGAGTGAAGTAATAAATGATCTGTTTATAGAGAAGACAAAACGCTATGGTGTTGTTAATGCCAGCAGGGGGTTTGGCAAGAGTTACCTAGCAGCGGTTTCTGCTATGATAGCAGTACAGGAGCTTATGGAGCTTCCTGCTGATGTCCCTAACAAGAACGTTGCCGTTATTGCTCCTACTTTTTCGCAAGCGGTAGATATTTACTTTCCCCTGATTGCTTGGCAGTTGGGCATGGAGGAGTATGCTGATAAGTCATCTAAGGCCAACGGCACCTTTTGGTTCCCTAATAACGTTATGTTAAGGATCTGGTCCTATGAAGCTTCCGAGAGGATGCGAGGAACAGGTCAGTACTTTGTTGTGGCTGACGAGGTTACTTCTTGGAAGGGTGCTGGTATGAACCTTAAGGAGTCTTGGGAGTCTATTATCCAGCCTTGTGTAGCAACCCGCTGGTCCCCTCAGAATGCTAGGAAGTGGAAAGCCAACTCTGGTAGAGCGCTTATTATTAGCACTCCTAGAGGCTATGATTATTTTTATGAGATGTATAACCGTCAAGATGTGGACAATGACTGGAAGTCTTACACTTTCAACTACACAGACTCCCCCTATCTTGACGAGGAGGAAATTAACAGGGTTAAGTTAACACTAGACCCTTTGAAATTCGCTAGAGAGTATGAGGCTTCTTTTGAAGACTCTGGTACTAATGTCTTCTATACGTTTAACCGTAAGGAACACATCGACAGTAGCCTTCCCCAGTTTGAGGAAGGTGAAGATGTCCATATTGCTATCGATTTTAACGTCGGTATCATGGCTTCTGTGTTCTTCGCTATAAGAGGCAATCAAGTACATATTCTAGACGAAATGCAGGGCCACCCTGACACAGAGACTCTTGCCAAGGCCATCGTAGACAAATACAAGGGCCACCGCATTATCTCTTACCCAGACCCTGCTGGTAAGGCTCGTAAGACCTCTGCAGCTGTAGGTACAACAGACTTCTCTATTCTACAGTCCCACAGGATCATTACTAGAGCCCACAACAAGGCACCTCCGATCGTAGACTCGGTAGCTGCTGTGAACAAGAAGTTCAAAAACGCCAATGGGGATGTTGATATGCTTATCCATCCTCGGTGTGTAAACACAATCAAATCTATTGAAAGAACCCAATGGACCGAGACTAATCCAGACTCCGCTACTATCGACAAGAAAGAAGGCGTAGAGCATTGGACAGACGCTCTCAGGTATGCTATAGAATACCTTTACCCTGTCAGGGCGGGTACCAAGGGGGTCTCAAGAGGGTTTGGTTTCTAAACTCTATAAAAGGAATACTACAATGGCATTTAATTTTTCCAGTGCCCGGAAGGCTGCTTTAGAAAAGGCTCGTAAAGCCTCTGCCCTCGCTCGTAGGGCTAAAAAGGGAGTCACTAAGTCTGTTAAGGGCGCTATTACTAGGGCTTCTATGACTAAACTAGGTCGTAAGGCAACCGTCGCTTCGGCTCGTATTGCTACCCGAGCAAGGTCACTTAAAAGTGTAGGTAAGTATCGTGCCTCTCAGGCCCTTAAGGGTGCCGCTACTAAAGCTCGTACTGCAAAAGCATCAGGTTCTAAGGCTCTTAAGGGCGCTGTTACTAGGGCTTCTATGACCAAGCTAGGTCGTAAAGTAGGCACCATTAAGCAGCGTACTACCTCCTCAGCACAGGCATTTGTTGGACGTACAAAGAGTCGAGCCAAGTATCGTCTTAAGGGTGCCGTTAGTAAAGCTGTTAGTGCAAAAGCATCAGCCCCTCAGGCTCTTAAGAATGCGAAAGCATCAGCCTCTCAGGCTCTTAAGAATGCAAAAGCATCAGGTTCTGAGGCTCTTAAGGGTGCCGTTAGTAAAGCTGTTAGTGCAAAAGCATCAGCCCCTCAGGCTCTTAAGAATGCGAAAGCATCAGGTTCTAAGGCTCTTAAGAATGCCCAGAATCGTATCAGGCGCAACGTAAGGTCACTTAAGAGTACCAAGATGGGCCGTCGAGCAATGAAAACTGCAGACCGGCTTAATCGGCGGTTTATTAAGCCTCGGAAAAAGAAAAAGTAAGTAACTAAAGGGGTCCTCTCCGGAGGGCTCCTACACCCTTTGAGTAATTATTAGGGAGTATTATGGCAAACAAAGTAACACTACTAACCGACCCTGCTGGTAATTACTCAGGGGGTTACAATTTTAATAGTTACGCCAACACTAGTTTGGTAATAAAACAATAAGAGGCTTCCCACAAAGGGGGGCTTCCTCTACAACCAAAACCTGCCCATCTGAGGATCGGCAAAGGAGGCTACTATGCCAAGAACAAGAATAAACTCTCGGTCAAAAGACCTTATTAAGGACAACGGTTCTGTACTTATCTCAGTGGTAGATGGAGAACAGATCCAACTCGACGTAACTCTCAACTGGCTAACAAGTCTAGCAGGGTACACTATGGTATCCAAGGTTGTTGAGGCTGATATGGTTGGAGCTACTAACTCTGACGGGTATCCTGTTGATGTCCGTACAGGGGGTGTTGTTACCAACCTTACAATTATCGATGCTGACGATACAGACAATACCTTCAAGATCGTTATCCCTCAGACCCTAGCAAACTCTTGGGCAACTGCCCCTTCTCCTGAGTCTCCCTCTTATGGTTGGATTGATCTAGAGGTAGCAGACACCGGGTCCGGCACCTCTCAGCTTATCTGGAAGCCCTTTCGGGGTTTAGTAGAGGTCCTTTACAGCCCTTCCGAAGAGGTATAAGATGAGTTATACAGTAAGCCTAGGTCAGAACGCTCTTACAGTAGACATGACCCAAAGCGCCCTACAGGTTTCTCTTTCTCGGACGGGTGGTCAGGGTTCTCAAGGGACTGCGGGAGAAGACGGTAACTCCGTAGACGTTGGTACAAACGCTACCGCCTACGCCACTGATGCAAACAACGTTGGTAACGTCTTCTATGACACCTCCAACAACACTATTTATAAAGTTACCGCAGTTAGCACTCTTGAAAACCTAGGGTCCTTTGGTAACTTTAATGTTTCACAGCTTGGTGACGTAGATGTTACCGGTCTAGCTGATAACTATATTCTTCAGTACAACTCTGGAACCTCTACTTGGGAAGTACAGCCTAACACTGGTGGTGTAGGTATTACAAACATTGTAGAAGACACAACACCACAACTAGGCGGGACTCTAGACGCCAATCTCAACAACATTGACATGGGGACTAACGTCATTACTGATCCCAAGGTTGGTCAGTGGGATACCGCCTTTAGCTGGGGTGACCACTCTGGGGCAGGGTACCTAACCGATATCACCGGTGAGGCTCTTGGTAATCTTTCTGATGTAGACCTCGCTGGGCTAACTAACGGGTTTATTCTTGAGTACAATAGCGTCTCAGGTAACTGGGAAGCAGTTGCTAATACTAGCACCGTTGCAGGGCTTTCTGATGTGACCATCACAAGTGTAGCTTCAGGAGAGGTCCTCAAGTGGAGCGGTTCTGCTTGGGTTAACAATACTCTTGCTGAAGCCGATATTCAGGCTGCTTCTAATACTGTTGCAGATGCTCGTGGCGCTATCTCTGTCACAGACGATGGTGGCGACGGTTCACTCGCTTACAACTCTACTTCAGGTGTTATTACATACACAGGCCCAAGTGCTGCTGAAGTACGTGCTCACTTCTCTGGTGGCACAGGCGTTGACATCACAAGCGGTGTTGTAAGCATTGGACAAGCTGTTGGCACAAGTGATAATGTAACCTTCAACAAAGTTACTACAAGCCTCATTGAAGGTGGTGCAACAATTACTATTGACCCTACCACTATCGGTGACGCAACAGGTGAAGTTATTATTGCAGGTGATCTTACTGTTCAAGGTACAACAACATCTGTTAACTCAAATGAAGTTAACATCGGTGACTCAATTATTCTACTTAACTCAGACGAGACTGGCACTCCTTCACAGAACGGCGGTATCGAAATTGAGCGTGGAACTTCAGCTAATGTTCAGTTTGTTTGGAATGAAACAGACGATGCTTGGGACCTAGCTAACGAAACACTACAAAACGTAGTTATCGATGGTGGTAGCTACTAAGTAAACTTTGGGGCGACTCTCTATAGGGTCGTCCCTCCTACACAAGGAGAACTCGCCCTATGGCAACTAAAATTATTCACAAGAAATCTTCTGTTGCTAGTAGCGTTCCGGCAGCCGGAGACCTAGAACCCGGCGAACTAGCGGTGAACCTCGCTGATAAGAAGATTTTCTCTAAAACAACTGGCGGCACTGTCATTGAGATGGGCGGTCTAACACAAGAAGAAATAGAAGACTTTCTAGGCACCTCTTTCCTACAAGCAGGCAATGGTGTTAGCCTAACTTATGACGACGGTAACAACCAGTTACTTATAGAAAGTGATACTGTAGAAGAAACAGTAAAGAACGTTTCTGGTGGGTCTTTAAGTAAAGGCACTGTAGTCTATCAGAGCGGCTCTACAGGGACTATCGCAGAAGTACAAGCTGCTGAAGCTGATGTAGCCTCTAAAATGCCAGCCATTGGTATTCTTGCCGAAACTCTTGCTGATCAAGCCGAAGGTAAGATGGTCCTTATAGGGAAAATCTCAGGACTAGACACTTCAGGGTTTTCAGCAGGTGACACTGTTTTTGTAAGCACCACCGCAGGCACTCTAACAAACTCTCCACCTGCAGGAGAAACAAGCCTTATCCAGAACATCGGAAAGGTTATCAAAGTTCATGCCTCTGCTGGTGTTATTGTTGTTACAGGCGCGGGGCGTTCTAACGCTACCCCTAACCTAGACTCTGGTAAGTTCTTTTTAGGTAACGGTTCTAACCAAGCGGCTTCCGCAACCTTCTCAACAGAAGTTCAGGGAGTTGATGTAACAAACCTCCAAGGGGTTGCCCTTGATGCTTCAGTAGGCACACCCTCTGATGGTGATATTATTGTTTATCGTTCAGCCGGTTCTGACTGGGTCTTGGAAGCAAAACCCGCTGGCGGCTCAAACCCCGCAATAAACGACCTTACAGACGTTACTATTACTACTGTTGCTGACAACGAAGTCCTTGCTTATGACAACGGTACTGGCGAGTGGATTAACCAAACTGCTGCAGAGGCAGGCTTAGCCGCTGCTTCTCATACTCACACTGTAGCAGACGTTACCGACTTAGATGCAGACTTAGCGACCTTTAGTGTTCCCGCTAGCACAACTATTAGTGCTTTTGGAGCTACCCTAGTAGACGACGCGGATGCTGCTACAGCTAGGACAACTCTTGGAGTAGACGCCGCAGGCACTGATAACTCTACTGACGTTACTTTGTCAGGCACTGGTACCTACATCAGTATTGCAGGACAGGTAATCACAGTAGACCCTATTACTGAGTCTGACATTAGTGACCTTGGGGCTTACATTACAGGTATCACTGGAGAGCCTCTGAGTGACCTCTCTGATGTGACCATTACAACTATCGGGTCCAACGAGATCCTCAAGTGGAATGGTACTGCTTGGATTAATAATACCTTAGCTGAAGCGGGCATCTCCGCAACAGGGCATACTCATACTGTATCGGATATCACTGATTTGGATGCAGACTTAGCGACCTTTAGTGTTCCTGCTAGCACAACTATTAGTGCTTTCGGAGCTACCCTAGTAGACGATGATGACGCTGCCACGGCAAGGACGACCCTAGGGGTCGATGCTGCTGGTACAGATAACTCTACTGATGTCACCTTGAGTGGCACAGGCACCTACATCAGCATTGCCGGACAGGTTATCACTGTAGACCCCATCACCGAGTCTGACATTAGTGACCTTGGGGCTTACATTACAGGCATTACTGGGGAACCCTTAAGTGATCTCTCTGATGTGACCATTACAAGTGTAGCTTCAGGAGAGATCCTCAAGTGGAATGGTACTGCTTGGATTAACCAGACTCTAGCCGAGGCAGGTATTGCGGCTACGGGACATACTCATACAGCCTCTGACATCACGGACTTCGACACAGAAGTTTCTAATAACGCCGATGTTGCTGCTAACACTGCCAAGGTTTCTAACGCTACCCACACAGGGGACGTTACTGGTTCTACCGTCTTGACTATCGCAGACAATGCTGTAACTCTTGCTAAACTGGCCGACATGGCTACGGCAAGCTTTATTGGCCGTAACACCGCTGCCACAGGCGATCCAGAAGTACTCTCTGCTACTACTGCTAGGAGTATCCTTAACGTTGAGGACGGGGCTGACGTCACAGACTCTGCTAACGTCACTACTGCTTTAGGTTCTATCTCTATAGAGGCTCACTCTGATGTAAATACTATGACTCCTACAGACGGTCAGGTGTTAACTTGGGATAACGCTAACAGTCGCTGGGACGCTGCTACTCCTTCAGGTGGAAGTAGCGCTATTAACGACCTTACAGACGTTACTATCACAACCCCTGCGGATAATGAGGTTTTGGCCTACGATAACGGCACTAGTGAGTGGATTAACCAGACTTATGCAGAAGCCGGGCTTGCAAGTCTAACAGGTACAGAAACCTTAACAAACAAGACTATAACTGCCCCTGCTATTTCTAACCCTGTTATTACTGGAGCTATTGATGAAGAAGTCTACGCTTGGACTTCTACGTCCGGAGCGATTACTACTGAAATGGACCCTGCTAACGGCACTATCCAAACCTTAACTCTTACAGGTAACATTACTTCTCTCACAGATAACTTTGCTGAGGGAGAAGCAATTACTTTAATAGTTGGCGGTACTGCCTCCACCATTACATTTCCGACCACAACTTGGGTCAATAATGGAGGTTCTGCTCCTGATCTAGCTACTACTGGGCAGACAGTATTTGCCTTCTGGAAAGTAAGCACCACCCTTTATGGTGCCCTAGTAGGAGATGGCTCATAATGCTGTGGCATAAACTACTAGGAGCAGGTGGGCGTGGCCCGTTTGAGGTCGAGTACATCAACGGCGTTAGCAGAAGCACGTCCCTCACTTCAGGCAACACTCAGAATTGGGGCAGCACGACGATAGGGACACGCGCCGGTCGACCGGGGCGCAAAATCCTTCTCGGCCTATGTTTCAACTTTGACAACGTTAGCGGGAACAGTTGGGCCGACGTGGATTTAACCGTCACGCTTGGCGGAGAAACATTCGGGCCAGCAGACACGCCACTTTTGAACCGTGGAAGATCTTACCTTTACACAAGCACGGGCGGTGATAGGGAGGGGATTACATTTGCTGAGTTTGACGCAACTGGTTTTGCCAATAGCGAGGCGCTGTCAATAACGGCAGGCGCTCGAACTATCTATCATTGCCACATTTTCATTATTGAGACACTCAATGCTGATTGGTACAGCTCCGCGCAAGATTCGGATACTTCAAGCTCCACCGCTAAAGTCGGAACCACCAACACACTGAGCAATCTAGAGACGGATTTCATTGTCGCGTTGCTTTCCAATTACCACAACAGCGCGTCATTCCCCTCACACTTAGGCACAACGCTTCAATCAAATGTCTCTCTTGTAAATAATTCTCCGAGCAATTGGTTGCATTACGCGCTGGGATTTAACGCATCTCCGACCGCTAACCTAACGGTGTCACAGACTCCGTTCAGCAGTTCGAGATCGGCTCAAATTGTTCTTGTTGGCCGGAGGGCATAATGACGCAAAAACTCTTTATTCACACCCCATCGAGATCGTCTCCACCGCGCGCCGCCTTTCAGATAAAGGGGCCCCGTATGTATATCAAACTAAACATCGGAGTGTCATATGTACATAAAACTAAATAACGGAGTACCTGAAGTATACTCCCTTAACAAACTACGGAAAGACAATCCTAACACAAGCTTTCCTAAACACCCTAGTAACGAGCTTTTGGCTGACTGGGGGGTGTTTCCCTACACCAACGCTGATAAACCAGCCTACGATAATAACACCCAATACGTCACCCATGACAACTGGGTTCAAGTCGAAGGTGCTTGGGTGCGGGACTGGGCAGTACACGACTTCACAGCAGAAGAGCTTTCTGCTCAGTTAGCTGATAAACGTGAACAAGGGGAAATGGAGCGGTTTGACTTTGCAGTAGCTGCCGCCGAAGCAGGGTTTGTAACTTATGCTGAAGCTGCCGCTTGGGCAGCAGGTAACTCCATGCCAGCAGGGGTTCAGGCAGTCGTTGATGCTATGCCTGCGGAAGACCAAGGGCTTGCTACCGTAGAGGTTCTAGCCCGCCCAATTATTCGTCGCAACGCACCTATGATGGCCTCTCTTATGATTGCTTTCAACACGGACGACGCCGGAGTAGATGCCCTTTTTGGGATTGTATAAATGTCTAGACTTAAAAAAGTTCTTGATGCTGTTTCTCAGCTAGGTAACGTCGCTCTTCTTCCAAGAGTCGAAGAAACCACCGCTAATGACAGTATTTCAGGACGTTGCTATTGGGAGGCCAACTTCGGTAGGCGCTCCTTCCTATGGAAGACTTCAGAGCTAGTAATCAACGCTTTGTTTTGGTTTGACCGTCAAGGTTCTGACCGGCATTGTAAACTAACTTACCTACGTGATGTTCGGCGGGCAGAGGCTCGTATCCTTCGTTACGTAGACACCCACAATTCCTAATAAAGGATCAATTAATGTCAAAAAGACGGTCTCACTACGTTGTAAAAAATAAAGAACGTGAAAGTAACATCGCAGAGCTTTATCGCTTTAATGTGATTCCAAAGAATGAGAAACAAGACCTTCTCATACGTTCTATAAAAGCCTATCCTATAACAGTCACTATTGGCTGTGCAGGTACAGGTAAAACTTATTGCAGCGCAGGGACTGTTGCACAGCTGTTTAACAAGGGTAAGTACAAAAAGATCGTGCTTACCCGCGCTAACGTGCCAACAGGAAAATCTTTAGGGCACTTTCCGGGTGATATCAAAGAAAAGATGACACCTTGGCTACTACCTATGCTAGAAGTACTAGGTAAGGCTTTTGGGAAGGGCAAGTTCGACTATATGCTATCAAAGGGGCAAATAGAAATCCAACCTATCGAGACTATCCGAGGACGTTCCTACGAGGACTCTCTTATCCTAGTAGACGAAGCACAGAACCTTTGCATGGATGAGCTTAAAGCAATCTCCACCCGTATCGGGGAGAACTCTAAACTTATCCTCATGGGAGACCCCGCTCAGTCTGACGTCCGTAATGGTAAAGACTTAGTTGACTTTTGTTATAAGGTTCGTAAATACGGTATTGAGTTGCCGGTTATCGAATTTGGAGTTAGTGATATTGTCCGGTCTGATATTGTAGCAGATCTAGTTAAGATGTTTATAGAAGAAAATCTCTGAGTAATCCAGAGGCAGGCGACTAGTGTCCTAGATGGGGGTACCTATCCAGAGGCTCTAGTTGCTTGTCCTCATGGCTCTCTGTGGCTCTCTGGAGGGGCTATGTACAACTATTACGACAAACTAACGGCGGTCGAAAGGTCCGTTAACGAAATTAATAACAGAACAAAGTTTTTAGAAAAGTATACAAGAGGTGAAAACGATTGTTTCGAGTTGGCTCGTGTTTATGATGAGCAATTAAGGGGGTTATCCTCTATTATCCGGGGACTTGTCACGTTTGACTGGTCGAGCCCAAGAGAATACCTTTCCAAGTTAAGGTCTGAAAACTTAAACCCCAAGATCGTCCTAGAACTTTGCGGCTATGATCTCCTTGACGGAGAAACCCCAGAAGTGGGCGATGTTATGTATAACCGTGCAGGTGCTTACTTAGCGGGGCCGGAAGGTTTTTGGATAACAACTAGTGAAGAAAACCTAGGGGTGATTAAAGCTTCACCTATGCTTATAATAGACACAAAACTGAAACTGGTCGGTAGACCTCGTAAGGAGTTATAAAATGTCAGTTTACTACTATAACGGCGCTAAGATTTTAGCTCCCTTTACAGTCATATCAAACGAGCCCATGTATGACGCCGACTCTGTTTCTTTGCGGAAACAACGGGCTTCCCAAGACGTACAACGCTGGGAAATTGAGTTTAAAACGATTCTAGAAACTGATGATCAGGCGACTGCCTTGGTGAATTCAGTGGTTGATAGAGATACTTCTACTACTATGGTTATGCCACAGTTACCCGGTCCTGATTCTACTTTTAATGTTAACGTAGAAACTGTAAGCATCAACTCTACCGGGAACGTTGGAGATTCAACAGTAGAGCTAAACGAGACAGGTATCTCAGGGACACTACCTAAGGGTTACTTTGTAAAGTTCTCTAATCACGACAAGCTTTACCTAGTTACAGCTGACTTTGCTTTCTCAGGGGCTGGGACCGGCAACCTTTCTATCTATCCTTCTCTACGCTCCGAGGTGACTAACCTAGACAGTGTAAAGCTGGGATCTTTAGCGGTTTTTTCTTACTACCGAGACATCAGTAACCTTAACGGTATAACTTTCACTGATGGTGTTCTTTCCGAGCAAGGAAGCGTTAGGTTAGTGGAGGCCCTATAATGAGAACCTTTTCTTCAGCTGTTCAAACAGTTTTAAACAGCGACACTATTAACTATCTTTATCTCATTAAGTTAAGCTTTAATACAACTTACTACCTGACCTCCTATAACACAAACGTAACCTATGATGGGAATGTTTACACTGCCTCTAGCGGTCTTTTCGAGTTTGACAGCCCTGACTTCTCTTCTATTGTAGATAGAGAAGCCTATCGGGTAGTAGTAACAGATAACTCTAATGCCTTTAAGGCTGAGCTCGAAGCTAACGTTGTAGGCAAGGACATGCAAGTATGGGTAGCTCTAATAGACGCTAATGGTAATCCCTTGCTCAGTACTTCTGACGTAATCAGCATTTACAAGGGCGTGGTAGACTCCCCCACTATTACTAACGACTATGAAAAGAAGTTGGTAAACCTAGAAGGGTCCTCCCCTATTGTTGACTTGGACGGGGTAAACTCATTTATTACCTCTAAGGATGGTATGGACCAAGTTTCTGCCACGGACACCTCTTTTGATGAGGTTTTTGATAACAAACAAGTAACTTTAAAGTGGGGTAAGAAATAATGTCAGCAGAACCTTTATCAGTTTTCCTTTTCGCAGTAAGCACCCTCTTTCAGATACAACAAAAGAAAAAGATGGAGGCGGAAGCTGACAAGCGCAAGGGCCAAAAGCTTCAGATTTCTGGGGAGGCCGCTCCCTTGCCAGTTTGCTATGGCAAGAACGCTATGGGTGGGATTGCTGTTAAACATGCTACTACCAGCTCCTATACTGCTGCTACAGACAACTCTGATGCAATCTTTGCTGAAGGACTTTCTAATTCTAACGCCTCTGGTAGTAAAAATAATTACCTCCATGTACAGTATGCTATTTGTCATGACGGTATCGAGGGAGTCCAGTGGGTTCGCGTTAATGATGTAAACTACAACGAGACGAAGCAGAACTTTAAACACTCCATTCGTACCTTTAAGGACGGTGGTTCTGCTGACGCTATTGCTACTGCAAACGGTATCGCCTCAACTAACACCTTTACAAACACAGCCTTCGCCTCTGCGACCTATCAGCTAGACCGGGATGATCCTCAGTACTCTGGTCCTCCAAATACTTTGTTCCTCCTCAAGGGCCGGAAGGTTAAGTGGATCGAAGAGTCTGGTGGAGTTTACAGCCTAAGTGCTGCCTACGAGTACTCTAACAATCCTGCTTTGTGTTTGCTAGACTACCTTATGAATAGTGATTTTGGTTTAGGCTTGGCGGTAGGAGATATTGACTTAGAGTCCTTCTATAATGCTGCCGAGGTTTGCGACACTGTTGTAGACACTAACCGGACAGTTGCTGGTAAGGTAAACGGTCAAAAGGCGATTAATACCGTAGCAGATGTAGCGTCTCTACCTAGTAGCTTGGAAAAGAGAACCTACGAAAACGAGTTGTGGTACACTACAGCAACTGGTCAATACTGGTATTGGAATAAAACAAGCTGGGTGCAGGTTTCAGACCCTGAGACTAACCGGCCTATTCCTCTCTATGAGTGTAACATCGCGCTAGATACCTCTGAGAAAATTCGGGATAACATCGAGAGCCTACTCAGCACAATGGGGTTAGCAGAGCTCACTTGGACCTCTGAAGGCAAGTATAAGCTTTTACTAGAGTATCCAACAAACAGCGCAGAACAGGATGCCCTTGTTGACTCAGGTCACATCTTTACTGAAGACGATATTATTCGTGATAGTATTACTTTGTCTTGGTCTAAGGCTTCTGACCGTTATAACCAAGCAACCGTGAGCTTCCTAAACGAACACGAAGACTTCAAAGAAGACTCTATTACTTGGCCAGAAACTGGAAGTACGGCACATAACACCTACTTGACAGAGGACAATAACCGCCCCTTCAAGAAGGACCTATCTCCTAAAGGGGTTACAGACCCTTATCACGCCTTGGCTCTAGCAGAGCAAACTGTTCGGCAGTCCCGTGGTATGTACTCCTTAGACATGACAGTTACGAAAAAAGGACTAAGCTTAGAGCCCGGTGATTTTATCAAAGTTACCACGGCTAACTCCGACTTGTCAAACGATATTTTCAGAGTTCAGAGTATTAAAGTTAACCCTGACTTTACTGTCTCTTTAACCTGTTATGCTTTTGATTTTAACTTTTTGGCTTGGAACGTGGCTGATGATGTAGCTTACGCTGTACAACCCACGTTTGACTTCGAGGTAGCAGCCCCTACTTCAGGTAGTTTTACTGTTGATACCTCTACTGCTGTAGGGTTTGCGGCGGGTAAACTAGACTGGACTGCAGCAGATGATATTTCTGTTGTAGAATACCTTATAGAGATTTCAGCAGATAACGGTACTACTTGGAATACCTTGGGGGTGACCCGCAACGTAACCTATGATGTTGTTGGGCTTCTCAGCGGGACTTACGACTTTAGTATCCGTTCTCGGACAGCTTTAGGGTCTTTGTCAACTCGACTCTTAGTTGAGGATGAAACAGTACAGCTTACTACTCCTACCAAGGTAGCTATCATTTATGCCGACACAGCAGATGAAACCACTAACACTCAGTCGTACACTCTTGGGTCCAACACCTTTGTAGCTTACTATAACTACACTGGTGACCTGCCAACGTTACCTATCACTACAGGTATTACCTTTACACAGTTCGTAGGAGACCCCGGAGACCCCGGAGACCCCGGAGACGCGGGAGACCGTGGAGCTGGCTGGTGGCGGTATGAAACCGGCACAGCGGCCAGTACTGCGGGACTTAGTAACGCTGCCGTAGAGGCTTTCTTTAGCACAGCTACAGGTTTAGCTGAGACAGCCGCTGATAGGTTTATCGTGGTAAACACCGCTAACGAGGCTACAGGCTATCTTCGAAACGATGCTAATACAAGTTGGGTCGAACAAGAAGCCTTTCTCGACGGGAACCTCTTAGTAGAGGGCACTGTTACTGCCGATACAGTTGTTGCAGACGGGGTAGATGCTGCTGCGATTCAGGCTGGCGCAGTTAAAACCGCTAACATTGACCTTGACGAAAACTTGTTCATTGATAACAACGGTGCAGGGATCATCGGGGGTCGAGACTCCGCTACAGAGTATGACTCCACTACCGGTGGTTTTTACTTTGGGCGAGAGCTTAGGAGTGGTGGCGCTCTTGGTTTTGAAGTTTCTCATACAAACGTCAACGCTAGTAATGAAATTGAAGGTATCATTCATACAGACGAAACAGGTCTTATGATTTTCAACCCCAAACTTAAAGTAAAGGGTAACGTAACCGGGGGCTTTAGTGAGTTTACAACAAGCAACACCACAGCTACAGCTACTAACCTTGGTAGCGGTGATACTATTGACCTCGTTATCGTTGGCGGCGGTGGCGGTGGTGGCTACGGCAAGGCTGATGGGAGTTCTTCTAGTGTTTTTGCAGACAGCGGTACAACTACTACGCTTTATATCTACGATGGTGACCCTAACACAACAGGGGTCCTGCAGGACACTTATAACGCTACTGGCGGCGCTGGTGGGCAAAGTGCTCATCCGGGTTACTTAGGTAAGGCGGGTACAGCTGGTGCAGCCTCCCCTTATAATGGCGGTGCTGGCGGCGCTGGCGGCGCGAGAAACAGCGACGGCGGAGACGCTCCAGCTAGCTCTTACGGTGCTGGCGGCGGTGGTGCCGGGGGTGATAAGTCTAGTCTTACTGATGCTGCGGGTGCAGCGGGTCTTGGGGGTAGCGCGGGTCAACATATTGTTGTTAACGGCTACGATATCTCTGGCTTTTCCAATGACGCCTATGCAGTTTATACAATCGGTACAGGTGGTGCAGGGGACGTCAATGACTATAATGGTGGCGATGGTGCTGATGGTATGGTTGGCATTAGCTCTGTTCTCGGCGGTACAGAAACTTACCAAGTAGAAGAACTTGTAAGTTATCTAATCTCCAAAAGCGTAACTGCTCAGGACAACGGGCCAGAAGATATTGACTCTAACGATGACGCAATACTTATAGAAGAGTTTACTCTAGTTATCCCCGCTAGCGGGACTTATAAAATTTGGTTTGATCTAGATGATACTACTCTCTTTAGTGCTAGTGGTCGTGTATGCAGCTTCGACCTTGTTCTCGATCATGTGGACTACAGCACCACAGCTGAAAAGAGCTGGGATATAACTTCTTTCAACACAAGTAAAAACTGGACAGATTTCAGAGACACTACTATTTGGGACTCGGAAGTTACTTCGGCGGGGTTTCTCTCTGCTTACTTCTTAGCGGGGAGCCATGATATAACCTTTGCAGTTAGAAAGGTGGCAGACAATGTATCTTTTGACAATATTAATACTGCAACTGGGAAAGTTTATTTCGAAGGCCCCTATGCTGAAGATATACAATAAGGAAAGTTTCTATGACATCACTACTACCAATACTACTACCGCTTATCAAGGACTCTTTAAAGAGAGTTCTACCAGCGGATCCAGAAAAACAAGCGGAGTTTGACAAAGAAATTCGCCTTTCTCTTCTAGAAAACGCGGAAGGTCTAGAGGCTGCTAGGGCAAAAATTATCTTAGCGGAAGCTAACTCTTCAAGCTGGCTAGCCGCGACTTGGCGTCCTCTGCTTATGATTATAGTCGTAGCTATTATCGCTATGAACTACCTCTTTTTCCCTATTTTAGGTCTTATTTTTGGAATAGAGATCATGATTGAGCTACCCGCACAACTGTGGAACCTTCTAACAGTTGGTGTCGGTGGTTACGTCATTGGCCGCTCTGGTGAGAAGATGATGACCTCCTACGTAGGAGATAAGAAAAAGTGAAACAGCTACTCTTAAAGCTTTTAGAGTTGCTTATCGGAAAACTCACTAGGGGTTCTGTTACAGAACAGGCTCCTAGTGGGCACCTTGCCGCGTATAAGCTAGCTAAAAAGTATCGGGGACTAAAGGAGCTTCCCGGTAATAAGCATGAAAAGCAAATTATTGAATTTTTTGAGGACGTAGGTCATTCTTGGGTCAAAGACGACGAGACTTTTTGGTGTGCAGCCTTTGTAGGCGCTATGCTAGAACGGTCTGGAGTGCCCAGCACCAAAAAACTTAATGCTCGTTCTTACTTAGAGTGGGGGCAGGCTGTTAAGCTTGAAGACCTAAAGGAAGGTGATATTGTTGTCTTCTGGCGGGGTTCTAAAAGCTCTTGGGAAGGCCACGTAGCCTTCTTTGTGGATTTTGACCCTGCAGGAGACCTCCTTGTTTTAGGTGGGAATCAGTCTAACATGGTAAACGTACAAAAGTACTCAAAGTCTAGGTTTTTATCAGGAAGACGGGGCTAATAAAAATACTCCCGACTAATGATACATAATATAGAAGGGACAGGCTAATAACCTGACGGTCCCTTAACAAGGGGAGCTGCTGGGAAATACCAGTCAGCTCTCCTACTACAAGAAAATACTCCCGACTAATGAGGGAAGGGGCCCCTTAAAGGGTATATTAAAGGTTATACTAAAGAGGTATATCTTTTAATATAACCATTATTCATTATTTATAATTATAAACAATAATAGAAAGGTAGTCACATGACTAAGATAAGGACACCTTCAAAGACTATTAAAAGGTCTGTTGCCGATCCAAGTGACTCCTACTTGTCCCTGCTTCCTCTTTGGAAGAAGGCTAGAGCTGTTCTCCAAGGGCAAGCCACTGCCAAGGGTCATGATGAGTATGTTGGTATCAATGATACAAACCTTCTTATACCTTTTGGTCCTACAATGACTCAGCGTCAGTATGACTTCTATAAGGCTGAAGCTGAACTACCCGGTCTAACTTCTCAGTACTGTCGGGTACTTATTGGTGCGCTGCTCCGTAAGAAATCGATTCTAAAACTTCCAGAGGGCCTCCCTGAAGGAGCTCAAGAGTGGCTAGAACGTGACTTCACCCTTGATGGTCAGTCTTTGTTTAACTTCCTTGATGCCGCCATCTGGGAAGAACTACAGACTTCTCGTGCTTGGGTTTATGTAGACTACCCTCAAGTTTCACAAGAGGAGCTAGAAAACTACACTCCTGAAGAACGCCTTATGATTTCACCTTATCCAGTTGTTGTTAAGGCAGAGAACGTAATCAACATACAAACAAAAGTCCACCCTATTACCAAGGCTAAAACTCTTTCTCGGTTTGTTACTCGTTATCTTACTGAAGAATACAACCCTGATAACCCTTGGCATCCTAACTACGTAGACACTGTTTGTGACCACTACCTCGACGAAGAGGGTTACTTGGTTCTTGATTACTACCGTAAGCCAAACAACGGTCAAGACGTAGAACACCTTAACGGTGAAACTTCTCAAGACTATGGCGCTAGGGTTTCTAATGAAGGCTTTGAACTTTACAACCAAGTTGTGCCTACCATGTGGGGTAATCGTATTGGTCGAATTCCTGCTTGGCCGCTAAACGGTCAGATTGAGCCTATCGAGCCTGTCTTGATGCCCCTGATCGATCGTGAGGTTTCCCTTTATAATAAGGTCTCGCGGCGAAACCACCTACTCTATGGTGCTGCTACTTACACTCCAGTTGTTCAGTCTGACATGTCTGACGAGGAGTTTGATGATCTTGTTAATGCAGGGCTAGGTTCTTGGCTACGAGTCCGTAAAGACGAGAGCATTACTGTTCTTGAAAC